TCGCGGAATCCGCGCAGCTTGGTTTCTGCTCGCTCGTGTTCTTCGTGCGTCCGCGAGTTATTCACGTCCTCCACAAGCTCAATGTGCTTCTTAAACAGCTTGGTCATGTTCAGTTCTCCTCGCCTAACAACGCGCTCAACCGGAGCGCGGTAAGCTGCATTCGTTAATCGTTTTCTGTGCCGCGCCCGGTTAGCTTGGGGGCGTTATGCCCCGCTACGCACACTTCCCACAGGATGCGGGGAACCCCGCCGTTTCCTACCGGGTCGCGCTTGTCTCGAAGCGCCACGGAACTTTCAGCCCAACACGGACGCCTGCCAGCGGCGCTTCGCTTGCTGTCATGCGCCAGTTACCTCAGCGTTATGCGCCAAGATACCGCGCCATTTATCGGTGGCTACCTCGGCCATTTGAGTCCAATTGCGGCGCGGCTGTTCGTTGATCCAGTAGCCCCACTGGTTTCCGTTCCAGTACAGCTTTGTGCCTTCGTCTATCAACCAACCGTCGTATTCATACCATCCGCACTCCTCCGGGCGTGTCCATACGCTCTGCCAGTCTGAGCGTATAACACGGCAGTCGAGCGGAGGCTCGGCAGCTACTATCTCTCGTTGTTCAGTCATCTCTCGCCCCTCTCACTTTTGCGTTATGCACTCACGTCCTTGACGACGATGCTCACGTCTCCGCCATCTAGATACATCGCGTCACCGTTCGGCATTTCGAGCACTCGGGTAATCGCATCCTTCACGGCAATTGCCAATTCTCCGGCGTCTGCTTCGTCGGTCTCAATCTTCACTTCTAGCGTCAAAATCATCTGTTATCTCCTTTGGTTGCGCCGCGCCTAACACGGCGGTCAAGCGGGAGTTGCTAAAGCGGCCCCTTGCCTAAGCGTTGAGCTTCCCGCATGAGCACTCCGGCTTTATGCCGTTTTGCGGCGTGAACGCCCCGTTCTTCTGCACACAAGACGCACACTTGTAAATCTCCTCTTGCGGTTCTAGCAGTGCGCCCGAATAAACCATCTTCCACTCAGCCGGCCTGCAAAATCTCCCGCAGTCGTTGCACTTCGGTATCGTCAGCATCAATTCGTTCCCCACTAGTTCGCTAACTCTTTATTCAAGCGCGGGGTACCATCAGCGCGGCCAGCCTGTTATAGGCTTGGCCGCCTATTGTTTTTTACATACTCCACGCAAACAGTGCTCGTAATCGGCTGCGTGATCGTCACCTCGCCAACGACCCTCGTCTGCCAAGTAGTACGTTGCTCCGACTTCGCGCATACCCAGTCGTCCTTCTTCAGCTCTACCGGCGGTTGTTGGCGCTCGTTGTACGCGCCCCACCCTACCACCACGAGAATTGCAACTATCAAGACCACTATTGCCGCTTCAATCAGCGAAAACATCATTTCTCCTTGTGTATTTCATTTAGGCGCGCCTCTCTTATTTTACTGCTTTCAGTTTCGTGGACTTGCTCGGGAACACGTCCACGATGCAGGCCCGGTCGTCTGCGGTGATCTTCCAGGTGACTTCCAGTCCGCGTGGTGTTTCGCCGTCGACGCGCAGTACCTTCGTCGTGATGCCGTGGTGGCGCAGGAACGCGGTGAATTTGTGCGCGCCCTCCGGTACCTTGCCCACGCAGTGGGTGAACAGCACGGCCAGCTCGTCCCGGGTGATCTTGCTGGTGGGCGGGGTGCGTTCGCGGGTGACGGTGTTGCGCACGGTATTCGCCGGGCGTTCGTCGTCGCCTGCGGTTGCGTCCTGGCAGAAGCGGCGCACGATGGCGGTGTATGCCGCTGCGGTCGGGTTGACCACGCCCATGCTGTCCATCAGCCGGGTGTCGGGCAGCGCTTCGAGCATGCCGCCCAGGTTGCCTTCGAGCAGGTCGTTGGCCAGTTGGTCGATGCTGGTCATGCCGAGCTGCTGGATCGCTTCGCGCTCCTCGGTCTGCAGCACGCTGCGGGCAGCTTTCTCGCTGACTTTGTAGTGCTGCAGGAAGTGCGCGAAGTGCTTGAGTTCGCCCGGCATGGCGTCGAGCTCGTCGTCGGAGGGGAAGTAGCGCTCGGCCTGGAAGCTGCCGACGTTGTAGCGGCGGTCGCCCATTGGTACGTACACTGGCTGTTTCTCGTTCGAGCCGAAGATGAAGCCGGTGAAGTTTGGCACCATGTAGCTGTCGGTGCGCATGCGGCGGATGGTTAGTGGCGAGTCGGTGATGTATTTCTTCAGGTTGCTGTTGGTGCTCTTGGCGTTGGTGAACATGCCGGCGTCGATCTCATCGATGAACACTACTAGGCTGTTCTCCAGCCAGCCGTTGAACTGCTCGTTCAGCTCGCTTGCGCGCATTTGGTGCACGTATTCGTGGCCGAACAACGGGGCGACGACCTTGCCGACCAGCATGCCTTTTCCTGTTCCGAATGTCCCGTGCAGCACCCACGATGTCATCGGCTTCTTCTTGAACTGGAACATGTAGGCGAGCCAGTTCAGGAAGTGAGCCTGGATGTCGCCGGTGCCCACGGCGCTGTCGATCAGCCGCTGGATTCCGGGGAAGTGGCCTTTCTTCTGGTTCGCCGCCTGCATGTAGTGACTGGGCTGGAAGCGGTTGAGGATGTGCTCGACCTCGTCGACCACGATCGCGCTGGCCGGGTTGAACACTGTTTGCCACTCGGGAACGAAGTCGCCGAGCGCACGGCCGTGCCCGAGCAGAAAATCTTGCAGCTGGTCGCGAGACTTGACCTTGTGGAGGTCTAAGAGCTGTGTCGCTTCGTTCCAGGTGCCTTTGTAGTAATCGGCCGTGACTTTATCGCGGTAGGCCAGGAGAAGGGTTTGTCCGTCCGCGAGTGGCGTTGCATCCTGGTTGCTCCGGTCGCGGACCAAGTCAGCATAATACTGCGGAAGAATTTCCTTAAGAAGGACACTGGGCTCACCTTTGAAGTTGTGCAGGTACGTGGGGTCGTCCTTGCGGTGGTAGTAGGCGCGGCTGTCGCCGCCGTTGAGGTCGATGCGGTTGTATTCTCCGCAGTCGATGATCTGGTACTGGGCGATCTCGCTGACGCCGCTCTGCACTTCGTACTCACCGACCATCTTGGTCTTGGCTTTGGTCGGTGTTAGCCCGGCCGCGATCTGCAGGTCGTTGAGAATGCGGCGCTGCTCTTTCTTCAGCGTGTCCATCGGGCGCAGGGCAATGCGCTGCACCGGGATTGCGTCAAATTCGCGCTTGATCAGTTGAATGCGCTCGCCGATTGGCACGGGGGACTCCATGCCGACGAAGTTCGGCTCGGCGATGTAGATCAGTTTGTCGTTCTGGCAGCAGGTGATGTCGAGCGGCCAGTGCAGGGCGATCTGGCTGTTAGAGAGTGTCAGAGCTTGCTTCAGCACCTCGGTCGTGAGGTTGAGGTGCATCAGCCAGGCCTTCAGTTCCGGCGCGGGGCGCGGTTCGCTCAGCAGGCAGAAGATGTGGCAGGACAGGGTCTTGTCTTTCTTGTTCAGCTTGTAGCTCGAGCTGTACTGGACCACGTAGCTGATGTCGCCGAGGCCGACTGACTTCATGTACTCGTCGGGCGTGTTGAATGGGGCGGAGTCGAGGTCCTTGACGACCCAGGCAGTCGCGGTGTTCGTCTTGGTGCTGTGCTTGCGTGACTCGTTGTTCAGCGGCTGGGCCAGTCCGCCCTTGAGCAGGCAGGGTTTGTCCGGGTGCTGTGACATTTGCTTGATCGCTTCGTACAGGCGGGCGACGGTGTCGACCTCGATTGCGTTGCTGGTGAACTTGCTCTGCAGCGGGTAGCTGTCTTTGGTGATGGTGCTCACACCACCTACGGTTGTTTTGGTTATGGTTTTGGTGAGTGGCACAGACGCCGACAGGAAGGTAAGAAGCATCGCGGTGTGCGCCTCGGGTAGAGTCTTTCAGAGAGTGAGGGAGTATGCGCGGCGTGTTTGGTTTTGGCAACGGGCAGATTAACAACAGTGTTGTTTAGGCGCTACAGCTCACGTCGTCCTTCCTTCCTGCGCGTATGTCGGCCCGGTGCCGCGGGATGGTATTTTCTTGCTCGGTTTCCAGCCGTGTGCGCGCCAGGTCTTTTGCACGTCGGTCTTGTCGGATGGCGACTTGGGGGCAGGGTAGGCTTGGGGTTTGGTGTGGGTCATTTCAGTTCCTCCTCCAGTTCGCGCATTATCGAGCGCAGCGCGGTATCGATGTGGTCATCGTTCAGCCCGCTAGGGTAAAGTTTCTCGCAGATGAATTTCAGAGCGACAAGGGACAGGTCCCAACGTAGGCGTTTTTCTGGGTCATGAGCTTTGCCTTCCTTGGCAATGGCGGCACGCCTGCTGGGTATCGAGGGAGCGAGCGGTGCGATCAGGGCTTTGAGCTCAGCATATTGGCTAGGTGTGATTTTCATTTCAGTTCCTCCGGGATGTCTACCTCGTCGCCTAGCTCGCTCAACATTTCGTGCGACCACTTTCGCGGGGGCGTGAATTCAGTGAACGAATTCATGTCAGGGATATAGTGCCCTACCTCGTCACCGGCACGATTGAAGTAGTAGTGCGCGAACACACCACTGTTCCCATGGTATGGATGCCACGGGTACAAGGCGTACCGGACGGAAACAGCGCCGAGTGCGCGGGCTTTTTCCTCAGCCGCTTGCTGAGACTGTGTGTCGTCGAACATCAGGCTGCCTCCTTACAAGGTGGGGCCATGACTGCGTCACTTGTGCTGGCTAGCGCCACATGCTCGGTGATGTCAGTCCAACAGCCGAAGGCACTGGTGCCACCATAATCCTTGGAAGACCAGACGCAGCCGTCCGCGAGGCTTACAAGTATTTGGCTGTAGGCGCAGTAGATGTATACCTCCCCAGAGACTTCGTGGAGGTATACGTTGCCACTGATGAGGGGAGGCTGCGCGTTTCCTCTCGGCGGGAAGTCGGTGTTAATTTTCATTGCGTTTCCTTATTGAAAGTTAGGAGCGGCATAGTTCCTCCGGGATTTCCACTTCGTCTCCGAATTTAGCATAACAATAGCAGCGCATGGCTGCGATGAGTGGGGTGGGGCCGCGTCCTTTTACTCGAACCTTAGGTCCGACTTGAATCTCTGTCTCCCAAACTGTGTTTGCGCGTTCGATATGGAAAACGTCGATAAATTCCCGCTCGAGGATCGGCCCAACCTCGCACCACCCGTACTCAAGCGGATTGCCGAACAGGCCGACAGGCGTGCCATTCAACAAAAAGCGATGTTCTCCTGCCTTGTTCTTATAGGTGCAGGTAGCGGTACGGTTGATGTCGTCCTCATACCAGATTTGGGGCACGCCTTCATTCATTACGATAGCAACATCCAAGCCTTCTGCTTTCGCTACCAGCCAGTCGAGTTGGAGTGAGGTTGCTTCTGCTGTTTTGATTTTCATACCAGTTCCTCCGGCTGCTCGAAGTTTGCCATCGCGCTCGCGAACCCGTCGTGGTCTTCGGCTGAGTAGTTGTAGTCCACGATGATGTCTTCCCCGTTGCCGGGGATGAGGTGAATGCCGTGTTCGTCGAAGCCAGCTTTGCGCACTCGCAGGCTCGCTTCTTCGACTGCGAAGATGTGCCCCATGGCGGTGGCCGGGTCGCCGGTGTTGTAGGTTTCTTCTTCGTCGATTACGGCGACGATCTCGAAGCCCTTGCTCCCGAGGTAGCGCATGAGCTTGCCGACGGTGCGGCGCCCAAGTTCTTCCCGGGGGCTAAGGTCGAGCAGATACTTGACGCGGTTGAGCGCGAGGCGTACGGCTTTGCCGTTGTCGCCGAAGGTCAGTATTTGTGCGTCGATCAGGAGGCTGATGGCCATGGCTGCTTTGCCGCTTTCGGTGAAGCTGTGTGCGCACGAGATGTTGTCGAGCCAGTCGCCGATGTTGTCGACGCCGAACATTTGGCTGGATTGTTCTTTGTTCATGTGAAGTACTCCCAAGCTTGTTTGAGAAAGACCGCGACCAGGAAGCTGATGATGGCGAGGGCGCAGAACGCGGCTATCTTATAGCTGTCTCCGCGGCGTGCTTCGTGTCGCTGCTGCTGTTTCGGGGTCATTTCGTTTCCTTGTTCAGTGGCTTCGCGCAGGGCTGCGGAACTTAACAGAGAGTGTCAGAGCTGTCAAGAAAATCCGTATATTAGATGTTTCAAATGTACGAGGCAAAAGTGAAACATTTTAGTTGGCACGATATTTGTTGCGTGTGGCGTAGAAACAACAGTGTTGCTTTTACCGGAAATGTCGATTTTGTTTCGAAACATTGGGCTGTTTTGACCAAGAGTGAAACAGAAGTGAAACAGTGCTAAGTGCTTGATTCTATTAGCTTAGTATTGATGTTGTTACAATGTTTCACTTTTTAGTGAATTTCAATTCAAATCAAAACAAAATAGTAAGCTCCAACTATTTTCTATCCTGGAATGAAAAATGAAAAAGTGAAACATTCGAAACATTTCACGCGGCCGGTTTTGTCGGTACGTGTTTCCCGCCGTTTAGTCCCACAGTGGGTCGGTTTTGGAGACTACCACGCTTGAGCAATCAAGCGTGGTAGTTGTGCTGCTTAGTGCTTGGTGATGGTGACCGGGCCCGGTGCTTTCGGGTCTTGCTTCTGCTGACTTGCGACGAACGCGATGAACTGCTGCATCAATTCGCCGCCAGCGACCGGTGCCTCGGTCACGCCGTCGGCATCAACCTCGGGCGGAGTCGCCGCTTCCACCGGCACTTCGCCGTCGAGATCGACGATCGCGGTTTCGATGAACAGAATGTCGGCCTCCGCTTCGCTGCGCTGCTCGGGGTCGGTGCGCCACGACAGCGACTGTCCGATCTTGATACGACGCGCGATCAGCTTGGCGACGCAGCGTTTGGCGAGGTTGTCCATCAGACGTTCGTCGAGCGGTCCTTCGATCGGGTCGAGCCCCTCGAGGAACTGCACTGCGTGCTCGCCCTTGGCGGCGAAGACTTCGGCGTCGCGTGCGGCGCGCAGCATTTCCTGCTCGACGTACTGCGGGCGCGTCTGGCCGTAGTTCTTCATGCCGAGGCGCATGTTCTGCGTGTACTGGCGAGCGTAGTAGGCCGGGTTGGCTTTCTTCTGCGTCGCCATGAATTGCAGCGTGTTGAACAGCGTGCGCTCTTCGAGCTGCTCGCCGCCGATCGACGCGCCCAGCTCATCGCTGGCGTCGAGGAAGGTCTGACGCAGGTCGAGCAGTGCTGCGAGGGCGCGGCGTTCCTCGTAGTAGTTGCCGGGAGTGGTGCTGACGTCGTTGACGGTGGTGGCCCCGACCAGCTCGCCGTGTTCGTCGCGCCCCGCGTACTCGACGTCGAGCTTGAGGTTGCGCTCCTCGTTGAGGAAGGCTTCCATGGTCTCGGGCGTCGGGTGATCAGGGATGATCTTGATCGCCTGGCGAATCGCTTCGCTGGTGACGACGTACTGCATGCTGCCGAGGCAGGAGAGCTGACTGTAGACGTCGACGTTGGCCAGTGCTGCGAGGATGGTGTGCTTGTTCATAGTGATGCTCCTTGGGTGAGTGAAGTGATTCCCGGTTTGTCTCGCCGACCGGGTGCGACGTGGGTTAGTTGTACGAGGGCGCGAAGTGCGGGTACTGCACGCCGTCCTCTTCGTGCTGAGAGAAGGTGAACTCGCCCGCGCTCTCGCGCTGCATGAGGATGTCGAGCGGGTCGCCCTGCTCGTCGACAGCGGCCATTTCATAGAGCCACTGCGCGACGTCGCCGTCGGTGGACAGGCGTGATGCGGGGATGCACTTCGTAGTAAGGGCCATGATTTATCCTTCGATGACGTGGGTGAGCTGGGCGTCGAGCTCGTCGGCTCTGGCGAGCGCTGCGTCGCGCTCGCGTTCGAGCGCCTGCGCGTGCAGCATGACGCGGCCGGCGATGACGTCGCGGGGCAGCGTGGCGTCCATCACCAGGCGCGCGATGATGTCGGCGTGGTTGAGGTCGTAGCGACCGGTCTGGCGGTTCATGAGCGTCTCCTGAATGAGCGCGGGAAGATGAAGCCTGCAAGCAGCGCTGCGAAGGCGGCGGAGAACCCGCCCGCCATGCTGCCGCCGTGCAGGGTGAACACGAGCCAGAAGACCGAGGCCTCGATGGCGAGTGCGAGGAACATGCCGTTGATCAGCTTCGCCCACATCGACCAGAGGCCGATGAAGATGACGAAGCCGTAGATCAGCGGCATCAGGTCGACGTGCGCTAGGCCGAACATGAGCGGCTCCCGAGTTCGGCCGCGAGTTCGTCGGCCGAGAAGGACTTGGCGCTGGGGTACAGCGCGTGCAGTCGTTGCAGGGCTTCGCGCCGGGCGTCGGGCGTCGGCTGCAGGTGCCGGACCGCCATGAGCTGGGTGCGAAGGGTGGAGTTCTCGGCACGCAGGGCGTTGACGAGATCGATGAGGTCAGACTTGAGCATGATGTAGTCCCCTACGTGATGGGTTAGCGAAGAACACCGGAGCTCGCGCTCCGGTGCGGTGTCAGATGAGGCCTTTGCGGACGGCCTCGTGGTACTGGTACGAGGTGCTGAACGCGCTGGTGAACACGCTGACGTTCTTGCGTGCGACGGGGACGGCTGCGCCGAGGACGCCTGCTACGCGCTGCACGATGGGCTCGTGCGTAGCCGCCTTGACGGCGGTAGCCTTGGTGGGGTTGATCTTGGCCAGTGCTGCCTGCATCTGCTTGGTGTTCATCTCGTGCTCCTAAGAATGAAGGGAACATTCCCTACACAACAACCACTCGACAACACCGACAGGTTTATCGTCGGTGTTCCCGAATCCGAAACCGAATCCGAAGTGGGTGGGCTGTTTGGGAACGGGGGCAGGGGATGGACGATGTCCGTCGCCACCAAGTTTCACAGTTTTTTATTTCTCAAAAATTATTTTGAAAATTCCTGGGCGGCCTTGTGATCAATATTTCTCGATCCGCGCTATACAAACGTCGTTGTCGTTAATACAAGCTACGCAAACCCAAAATTATTTTGAAAATTCCCACGCTTCCCAGCCTCTGAATTTCTCTGATACACTCTGACGCTATGGCGAGAAAGAAGTCGATCCTCACTGAGAAGCAAGCGGCGTATGTCGAGGGAGTCCTCGACGGAAAACCGAAGCCCGTGGCAATTCTGGAAGCGGGCTACCACCCACTCACCTCGACCACTCAGCTCGACCGCTCGGCCGATGTCCGCGCCGAGATCGCCGCAGCGCGCGCCGAACTCAGCTCCGCAGCACAAATCAGGCGCGTCGACATGATCGAAGTGCTGATCGAGGCGATCGACATGGCCCGGATGGTCGCGGACCCGATGGGCATGATTGCCGGCGCGCGAGAAGTCGGAAAAATGCTGGGGCTGTATGCACCCGAGGAAAAGAAAATTGATCTGAGCATCAGCCAAACGCGATTGCGCACCCAGTTCGAAGGCATGAGCGACCAGGAACTCCTGGACGTCATCGAAGGCACGAGCACCCGGCTCGATAGCTGAAACTTAGAGGCACGACACCATGACCCGACCCCTCCTCGCTGTAGGCTTCGAAAGGGCCTTCGTCGGCGTCGCCCAGCGCTGCGGGCAGCCCGACCTGGCGGTCTACGACTACGACGCAGCGATCGCCATTCTGGTGCGCGACGGCGGCATGCCCATCAACGACGCGGTCGACTACCTCGAGCACAACGTCCTCGGCACCTGGATGGGCGAGGGCTCGCCGCTGTGGATCACGAAGATGCCGCTCGCGCAAGCGCTCGAGAGCGGGGCGTTCGACGAGTGAACTACCTCAACCCGCGGTTTATTCCGCGCGTAGACCCGAGCCCGGACCCTTTCTCCGCCACCTGCCTCGACAGGCTGCGCGACTGGGCCGATAGCGTCGAAGACCCAGGCTCCGCCCGCTTCGACAAGGACCTGCTCGGCGTGGGCGGCGACGCGGCCTCTCCGCCGCACGAGCGACGCAACCAATGACAGCCTACGCCCTCTGTCCCGCCTGCTCGGCGGAGCGCGGGGTCGCCTCTTTCGTTGATGGCGTGTGCAACTTCTGCTACGAAGCGGGCAGGGCCGTGCCCAAAGCGGGCACGAACATACCAAAAACGGGCACGAAACCCCGGAAGAACGCCCGAAAGGTCGTCGCCCCAGCCCAACCCGACAACGTGCCCGCCGCCGTGCTGCAGGAGCCGTACCAGGCCCCGCAGTTCGACGCCGCCGCAGCCGTCGCCTCGCCGCAGGCCGAGCTGGCGGCCCGGGTGCTGTCCCGGCGCCACTTGTTGTCTTTTGTCAAGCGGTTTCGGCCCAAATACGACGCCGGCTGGGTTCACATCGACATCTGCCGTCGTCTCGAGCGTTTTTTGAAGGCTGTCGAGGACGGTGAGGAGCCTCGGCTGCTGCTGATGATGCCGCCGCGGGCCGGGAAGTCGGAGATCGGCTCCCGCCACTTCTCCCCGTGGGTGCTTGGACACCACCCCGACTGGGAAATCATCGCGGCGAGCCACACGACCAGCCTGTCGATGAGCTTTTCGCGCTACATCCGCGACTTGCTGCGCGATCCGGCGTATCAGGCCGTGTTCCCCGCGGCGATCCTCGATCCTCAATCCCAGTCCACCGAAAACTGGAACCTGACCGCTGGCGGCGGCTACCTGGCGGCTGGCGTCGGCTCGGCGATTACCGGCCGCGGCGCGCACGTCCTGATCCTGGACGACTTGGTCAAGGACATCGAGGCGGCGGACTCTCAGACCCAGCGCGACGCGACCTGGGAGTGGTACATCTCGACCGCCCACTCGCGCCTCGCTCCTGGCGGCGGCGTGCTGGGAATCATGTGCATGACCGGCGACACCCCTGTGCTCATGGCCGATGGCACCCAGCGTAGGCTCGATACTCTGACGACCTCTGACGCGGTGGCCACGTACGATGGCGGAAGGCTCAAAGCCGCTGTCGTCAAGGGCCTCAAGTCAAACGGTCGTGATTCTGTGTTGAAAATCACGACGAGTTCGGGTAAGATTGTCAGAGCGAATCAGAGACATCCGTTTCTGGCTACGACACTTACAGGGGAACTCAAATGGATACGAGCGCGAAGCTTGTCTACAGCGAACAAAATCGTAACCGTGAAGGACAATGGGGGAAGTGGAAAGGCGTTACCTGTGGGGCAGACGGATGCGACCAGCAAGCTGTTTGCCGGGGTCTATGCGCTAGTCACTACGGCAAAAAAAGATGGGCGGACGGGCACAGGGCAAACAGCGACACCGACGTCGAGCGACGCCGCAACGCACGCCTCAAACACCGCTATGGCATCACCGCGGCCGACTACGCCGCCATGTTCGAGGGGCAGGGCGGCGTGTGCGCCATCTGTGGAAAACCACCCAGCCCAGACCAGCCCAAGCACTGGGGAAAGTATCTCGCAGTCGACCACTGTCATGACACGGGGAAAATACGGGGGTTATTGTGCAACGACTGCAACTCAGGAATCGGACATCTTGGAACTGAGTCCGTGGCACTCGCC